GTATCCAACATGGATTGACGGAGGTAACTAACCATGGCATCCAAGTTTGAAGCAACGGCCGGCAAACTGATCGGCCCCACCGTTGGCACGTCTGTCACCCAGGCAACCAACAAAAGCACCGGCGTGACTGCTAACGCAGCAACTGGTGTCATCACCATGAACGACGCTGCGCTGGCTGCTGCCGCTGAAGTTTCGTTCACCGTGACCAACAGCGAAGTTGCAGCCACTGACGTGGTGGTTGTGAACCATGCCTCAGGCGGAACCGCTGGTTCCTATCTGGTGCAAGCCAACTCGCTCGCCGCTGGATCTTTCAAGATCACTGTGGCGAACGTCTCCGCTGGTTCTCTGTCTGAGGCAATCGTCCTCAACTTCGTTGCTCTGAAGGGCGCAAGCTCCTGATGGGGATCTTCGCTTTTAAGCGAATGCGGGAACGTGAGGCTGCTGCTCAAGCGGCGGCCTCCGCCCCTAAACGCAAGACTTCTACTGTGACGCCCGATGGCAGTAACAATCGACGCAACAGCGGGCGGCGCAAACGCCAACAGCTACATCACGCTGACGGAGGCGAACACGTTCGTGGAGGCGATGATCTCCAGCACGGACGTAAGCAAGTGGACGACGGGAACGGATGACACCCGTAATCGGGCCCTAGCAGCTGCTGCACAGCGCCTTGATCGTGAACGTTTCCTAGGGGCTAGGGCGACAGATACGCAGGCCCTGCAGTGGCCCAGGACAGGCGTACGCAAGCCAGACACCTACGTCAATACGTATTCGACAGGGTTTCCGTTTCGCATCTCTGAGGATTACTTCACCGACACTGAGGTTCCGGATCAGGTCAAGCGGGCTCAGGTTGAGCTTGCTGTCTATCTAAAAAACAACGCGGATGGAATCAGCCTGAGCGGGCTTGAGGATTACAAGCGAGTCAAGCTGGGCAACATCGAGGTTGAGCCTGACAAAACAGGAGCAGTGGGCGCTGATCGAGTGCCGCCTATGTTTGAAAGGTATTTGACCGGCCTTAGAATCTCAGGGCCGGGCAACATCGGTATTAAACGGAGTTAGTCATGATGGGTTACGAGCCTTCCAAGGCGAACATCATCAACAACACGAACGCCCAAACCGGCAAATTCGTGAAAGTTGTTGCTCTCGAGGACAGCGTGATCACGCTGGTTTCTGACTTCATCACTGAAAACGGAGCCTCAACCGTCAGCAGCATCAACCTCAACGCCAACTGTGCGATCGAGGGGCTGGTCATCACCAGCATCACTCTCGGCAGCGGCACCGTCATCGCTTACGAAGCCTGATGGCACTCCGAGGGCTCGACAAGGTCGCGCAGACCATCGTGGACAAGCTCGGCGGAGATGTGACGATTCGTTACGTTTCTGGAGGCAGCTACAACACGACGACCGGCGCCATCACCGAAACAACCTCGGATACGAGCATCAAAGGCCACGTTTATGACGTCAATGTCAGCGAGGCAAACGAGCTGATCCAAGCCGGTGACAAACGGCTGATTGTGGCAGCGAAAGAACTAACGACAGCGCCAGAGACGAAAGATCGCGTCGTCATCAGCAGCATCGTCTATCAGATCATCCGCGTCGAAACGACGTTCCAAGAGACAGCTGGTGATGCAACGCACTATGAACTGATCCTGAGGGCGTGATGGCTAGAGGCTCTACTCGGCTGATAAAAATCGACAGCATGGTTCAAGAGATAGCCGAGCGAGTCATCAAAAAGGCGGGAATCGCATTGCATGGCCGCCTAAAGACAGCAGAGCCTCCGATTGGGACTCCGGTTGTTAGCTCCAATCTCATCGAAAGTTGGCAGCTAAATATCGACACCCCTGGGGAGGCGAGGGTCTTCACCATCGTCAAGTATGCGCCCGCTGTGATGTACGGGGAAAACATGCCGCCCAACTGGAACAACGAGTACAAGCCCGGCAACAGCAACAAATCAACAGGCACCAAGGCAGTCGTCAAAAGATACCCGGATTTAATTCTCAAAGAGGTAGCCCGCAAGGACGTTCCTAAGCTGATCAGAGTCGAGAACCGGAGGCGCTGATGGCCGCAGCAGATCTGAACGCCGTCCGGGCAACGATCGAGGCGCGCTTGGCTACAGAGCTAGCTAACAGCCCCGCAATCCCGGTTGTTTTTCACAACATGGCGTACGAGCCAACTCCGGGCTCATCATGGGTTCAGTGCCAAACAGCGTTCGGTGCTAACGAGTATCTCAGCCAAGGGCTGACAACTAACTCTCAGAACCGCATCCTTGGCTTGCTGGTGATCAACATTTTCACCGCCAAAGGCGTTGGCCCCGGTGCTAACTACACCATCGGCAAACGCATTCGTGACCTTTACAATAGGGTCATCGTGTCGGGGGTTTTCTTCGACGCTCCCATTGGTCCCGAGGTACTGGCCTCTCCAGCTCCAGAGGGCTACTTTCAAACTCAGGTCCGTGTGACCTTTGAATTCATCGAGGAACTCTGACCATGGCAACCATCCGAGGCGAATCCGGATCAGTTCAGTTTGAGACCGGCAGCGGCAGCCTTGCCACTGTTGTTGGAACTCGTAGCTGGAGCCTTTCAATCACCAAGGAAACCTTGGACACCACCGTCCATGGCAACTCTTTCCGCCAGTTCATTGGCAGCATGATTAGCGGCTCTGGCACTGTCGAGCTGGTTTACGACCCGGACGCAACTGGACAGGCAAGTTTGCTCGAGGATGTCATCAAGTCGCCCGATACTGCTGATGCTTCCTTTGAATTGTTCACCACTGGGAGTTCAAGCGGCTCTGATGGCCTTGCTTTTGGCGGGATTATCACTGACATGGAAATCACTTCTACGGTTGGTGAGCTTGTAATTGCAACCGCTAATTTCATCACCTCAGGCACCATCACTTCTAACCTTGAGTGATGAGGCTATAGTTCGAACGTATTGTTTGAGCTATTAAATGCCTGCATCTAAGCGATTTGTCGACGAACTGGTTGAGGCGTTTGATCTCAACCAGCGTCGCAAGTTTGTTTTGACGCTGCCATCAGGGGCCACAAGGAACCTTTACTTCAAACCGATCACGCGCGCTGATCGTAAAAAAGCGCAGCAGCTAGCAGGCACAGACGAAGCGCTGGACCTCAGCACGAATATGCTCTGCTTGCTTGCAGAGCTGGAGGATGGGACAAAGCCGTTTGCCCCTGCTGATGCCGCCAAGCTGCAACGCAAGCTGCCGGAGTCTGTCCTGAACGAGCTAGAGCTGTTCTTGTTTGGGCTCAGCGATACGGCTGACATGGAAGAAACAAAAAACGACTGAGGCAGGACAAGTGGACTTATTTTGAGTTTCACTTGGCCTGCACTTTGGGCATGACCGTCAGTCGGCTGCGAACAGAATTGACCGACGCTGAGCTGATTCACTTTGCGGCTTACTTTGAACTCAAGGCTGAGTTTGAGGAGCAAGCAGTGCAGCGCGCAAAACAGATGCGTCGGTAGTATTGGCTTGTTGATCGAGGGCTGATGGAAACCGTCCAGCTAGTTCTAAAGCTCGAAGATCAGCTCAGCGGCAAACTTAAAAAGATCAGTCGCGACAGCACTCGCCTCGAACGGGCTGTCATCAAAGTGCAAAACCAAGCTGTTCGCCTGCAGCAGAAGGCGAAGCAGATGGGCGACACGCTTGGCAACGCTTTTAACCGGGCCCGCAAGGGAGCAGACGGGCTAGCAAAAAAACTGAACGGAGTAAGGGGGCTTGTTGTTGGCCTCGGGGCAGGAGCAGCGACAAAGGGATTTATTGAGCAAGCGGCATCGTTTGAGCAAACGCAGCTGCGTCTAGAGCTGCTGTCCCGGCAGTATGGCGAGTTCGACCAAGTTCAAAAGCTTGTCAGAAAGAACGCCACTACGTTCAATCAGTCTTTGGGCGAATCGTCTAGCAATTTCGCCGACATTTTTGCGCGGTTGCGCCCCCTAGGCAAATCGCTGTCTGAGATCCAAACGGTCTTCCAAGGCTTCAACGCTGTCGCCTTGGCTAGCGGGGCATCTGCCCAAGCTTCATCCTCTGCATTCCTGCAGCTGAGCCAAGCCCTCGGATCTGGTCGTTTGCAGGGCGATGAGTTCCGCTCGATCTCTGAGCAGATCCCAGGGATCCTGACGCTCGTCGCTGACGAAATGGGCGTCACAGTTGGCGAGCTTAAGGAGCTGGGTAGCGAGGGCAAGATCACGTCCGACATCCTGATCAACTCTCTAGCGAAAGGCTTTGAGCTGAACAAGGACAGGATTCAGGAGCTGCTCGCCGAGTCGCCTGCTGCCAAGTTCAAGGCGCTAAGGAATCGGATTGATGAGCTGAAAGTCTCGGTTGGACAGCAGTTGCTACCCGCAGCCGAGGGCGCAGTCAGCGTGTTTGGAGGATTGCTGGACATTGTTCAAAAGCTGCCGCCTGAGCTGCAGGCGTTGATCAATGTTGGGGTTGGGGTCGGCGGGGCATTAGCTGCTGCGGCAGCTGGCGCAAATCTTTTGGGCATCAGCCTGACCAGCGCAAAGATCAAGGCCGGTTTTCTTGCGTTTGGCAAGTTTGCGCTGCTTGCGGCCCCGATTCTCGGCGTGACTCTGGCGTTTGAGGACGCTCGACGAAAGTTCAAAGAGTTCTCTGATCTGATCAAAACCGGGACAGTTGATGAATTAGAGGCTGCGATTAAGACAACGGACGGCAACCTCAAGGAGATGGAGAGAACGTTGGCGTCCATTGAGAACGCTGGCTACTACAAAGGCCAAGCGTCCGACGCTGCAGGCTTGCGTGATCGCATCAGCGAGGCAGTTGATCAGCTTGACCGAATGAAGGCGAGAAAAGACGTTCTTTCCAAAACTTTCACCATTGCTGGAATCAAATATGACGCCAACATGGTGCCGATTGATCCCCCAGAGACAGTTAGCCAGCGTCTAGAAAGAGAGGCTAGAGAGAGGGGCGAACCAAAGGATCCACCAGATGAAACTGATGCACAGCGAACTGCTCGTTTAGCTCAAGAGTCAGCGCTAAGACAAATCGAAACGCTTAAAGAAAGAGGAAGGCTCGCGACTGCATTGACAGCGCAAGAGGAGCAAATGCTCGGTTTCCAGCTTCAGATTGAGGCAGCCGAGGCCAATCGAGCAATCGTTGGCGACAAAATAACTAACGACTTGATTAAACAATTAGAAGAAACGTTCGGGCTAGTTCAGTTGCAGCAAACGCTGAAGGATCTCACTAAAGATCGCAAAGATGGAGAAGGCGAAATCGTTACAAAATTAACTGAGGCTGAAAAAATGTATCAACAAATAGGGCAAACAATTAAGAGTGGAATTGTTGACTCGATCATGGCCGCTGTCGATGGCACAAGGTCGCTGCAGTCATCTCTCAGTGGGATCCTGCGCCAACTAGGCGGTCAATTCTTGTCAGCAGGGATTGGCAGTTTTGGGACAGCAGGCAAAAAAGACGGCACAGGGCTGCTTGGAATTCTTAGCGGCAACCGAGCGATGGGAGGCACGGTTCAGGGCGGGCGCTCCTACGTGGTTGGCGAACGTGGCCCTGAGTTGTTCACCCCCGGGCGCACCGGCAGCATCGCGCCGAACTCAGCAATCGGCGGCGACATGAACGTGGTTGTCAACGTTGATGCCTCTGGCACTGAGGTCCAAGGCAACCAAGGCAACGCCGATCAGCTTGGTCGCTTGATTGGTCAGGCAGTACAGGCAGAATTGATTAAACAGAAGCGGCCTGGTGGTCTGCTTACCCGCTGATGGCTACCTTCCCTTCAATAAACCCGACCTACGGGGCAAGCAAGCGCAGCCAGCCGACTGTGCGAAACGTCCAGTTTGGGGACGGCTATAGCCAGCGTCTGCGCTTTGGGTTGAACACTGACCTAAAGACTTGGAGCCTGAAGTTTGAGGTGTCAGAAACTGACGCGGACACCATTGAAACCTTCCTTGAAGCTCGTGGCGGAGCAGAACACTTTGACTGGTCGCCACCGGATGATTCAGAGACCTACAAGTGGATTTGCCAAGATTGGTCAAAGTCCATACCGTATTTGAACAGGGCGACGATCACCGCAACGTTTCAGGAAGTTATTGAGCCATGAGCACTGCGTTTATTGAGCTGCTTAACTCCGGCCCTTTCGCAATCATTGAGCTGTTTGAGCTGAAGCTGTTTCAAGACCTGCACGGCTCGAATGAAGAGTATTACTTCCACGCAGGCCGCAACCAGAAGACGACCGCGCCGACTGACGCAGACGACATCGTTAATGCTTACTCAATCAAATACGGCGGCACTCCTTACGTTCCTTTGCCGGTTGAGGCATCGGGTTTTGAGTTCAACGGTGATGGGACCTTGCCTAGGCCATCAATCCGCTTTGCGAACCTGCAGAGCCAAATAACTGCCCTGCTGCTGGGCGTCAACCAAATTACGCCAGGCAATGACTTGAGCGGCGCAAGGGTAAAACGGATTCGCACGCTCAGCCGTTTCCTAGACAGCGACAACTGGGAGAACGGCGTTAATCCTTACGGCAATCCTGATTCAGGGGCTAACGCACAGTTCCCGGAGGAGATTTACTACATCGACCGCAAGGTTACTGAGACCAGAGATTTTGTTGAGTTTGAGCTGGTTTCTTCTTTTGATATGGGTGACGCGAAGGCACCGCGTCGCCTTGTAATGCAGAACCTTTGCCAATGGGAATACAAAGGTAAAGAGTGCGGCTACAGCGGCTCCAATGCCTTTGACGTGACAGGCGAACAGATTACGTTGGTTGCCGCCACAGGCTTTGGATATTCAACCAACCAAGAAAAGCTGACTGCAGACTCATCGCTGACTGAGGGCAATGAGCTTGTTTCGACTAACGGTTGGTTCGCTGCTGTGGTGCAAGCCGATGGGAATTTTGTTGTTTACAAAAAACCAGAGAAAGTTCCAGCCAATGCAGTTTGGGCGTCGAATACAAACATCGGCAGAAACACCAATGGCTACACGCTTGTAATGCAAAAAGATGGCAACCTTGTCCTGTATAACGATGATGTAGCCCGGAACGATTACGCTGGCGGCTCTGTTGTTTGGACTGGCTCCGACACTAATAGGTTGGGGCAGATTTCATCGCTGACGCGCCTCAGCATTGATGGCGCTGACCAGTGGTATCCGCTCGATACTGTTAGCGGGAAATCGGGTGCTTTTACATGGGAGCTGAAAGGAAGCAGCCCCTCGGCGGCAGGGCAGACCACAACGGCAACTAAGAACTTTACTGAGACGCATCCTGAGTACGGCAGCCGCTCTGTCAACATCACCTTTAACCTGACATCTATTGCCCTGCCTTCTGGTCACTACTCAGCGAGCAACAACAACTACACAGGCTTTGGCTGGAACACAATTACAGGGATCACTATTAACAGCCAAACTGGCTTGTGGAAGGACAAAGAAGACTGGATTGCAAAAGTTGATATAAGCAGTGGCAATCCATTTCGCGATAATCACCCGACAGATGGAACCTTGCAAGAGGTTGGCGCTGGCTACAAAGTTGCTGCTACCGGTTTCTTGAACGCAAAACAGCTGCGCCTCAAAGACGATGGGGTTTTGGTCATCGAAGATTCTGATGGCAGCGATGTCACTTGGACATCAGACAACGCTCCAATCACAACGGAGCCGCAAGTAGAGCAAGTCACCAATACGGCCGCTGTTGACGCTGACGTATGCGGCAAGCGGATCAGTGATTGCCGCAAGCGGTTTCCTAGCGGCGACGCAAACGGTGGATTGCCTTTCGGTTCATTCCCGTCTGTTGGCGTCAATAACTAATGGACGATTGGCAGAAAGCAGCGGTGCAGCACGCTGAGACAGAAGCGCCAAAGGAGTGCTGCGGATTGCTCGTCATGCTTGATGGTGCTGAGCATTACTGGCCGTGCAAGAACCTAAGCGATGAGGATGACATGTTCATCCTTGACCCGATGGGTTACGCAGCTGCAGAAGACACCGGCAAGGTGCTTGCTGTTGTCCATAGTCACCCTGGTGCGCCCGCGTTGCCCAGTGAGCCAGACAAAAAGGCTTGCTCTCAATACGGTTTGCCGTGGTTTATCTACGGCATGGCAGATCAAAGCTGGATAAAGATTGACCCTTGAGGCGTCGGTAGAATCAAAGGGCATGGCGACTGACAGCAATGCTTCGCAAAATCAGGCTGTATGGGCACCTGGCGGAGCACTGCGGTCAGAAAGTTTTTGAGGCGGTAGCAAGGACACCGGCTGAGGCAATCCGGTTTTTGTTGTGCAACTTTCCTGAGCTGCGCTCAATCATGGGCGCTGGACACTACACAGTCGCTGTTGGCCCGCACACGTTAGAGCTAGGAGAATCACCGCATCAGCTTGGCTATCCGCTTACGGCTAGCGATGACATCAGGATCATTCCTGTTGTGACTGGCGCCAACCTGTTCAGGAATTTGGCGTTTATCGCGTTAGGAGCTGTGCTGATAGGCACGGCACTCGCGACAGGAGGCGTGACTCTCGGCGCAACTGGTTTTGGTTTTGATGCCGCAGTGGCAGGAGCTGGCTTAGGGGCAGCAGCGGGCAATATTGGCATCGGACTAGCTTTAGTCGGCGTTGCTGGCTTGCTGTCGCCAACTGTCCCAACGCCTGATATAGACAACGACCCACGCACGAATAAAAGCTTTTCAGGGGTTCAAAACGTTGCTAGGGAGGGCGTTCCTGTCCCGATTGCCTACGGCGAAGTGATCGTCGGTAGTGTTGTCATATCGGCCGGTCTGAACGTAGAGGGCAACTGACATGGGCATTAAGACCAAGCTCAATTCAAGCCAAGTTGCCAGGATTGTTGACCTGCTTAGCGAAGGGGAAATTGAAGGCTTTCCTTCTGCAAGTGGGCTGACCGTTGGCACGGATGCTTACCACCTTGCGTCTTTGAAAGACACGTTTTTCAACAACACGCCGGTCCTAGGTGCCTCAGCAACGGTAACAAGTAGCAGCACAAAAAATGATGCGGGCATTGTCGAACAGCTCAACTTTGATATTCGTGATGCCACGTTTGAAAGCCGGTTAGGCACGCAGACCCAATCGGTTCTTGAGAACATTGGCATCCTCAACCAAAGCACTACAGCTGTAAACGC